GCAGTTGGTGTAAGTATTACTGATGCTTTATCTAAAAGGTTGCTCATTATTGTATATTTTCTAATTCATCTAAAGTTGCAGTTGTACAAGTAACATTCTCATAGTATGTTGCTCTTGCTTGTAAGGTTAAAAGTAATGCTGGTACTGCACTACACCCAGCATACTCTTTGTACACTAAACCCCAATTTACAGAGTTATCACAAACACCACGACCCCACCAACTTTTAAAATATATTTCGTTTGCCATTACTTTTTCTTTTTTTTCTTTTTAAGAAATACTTTTAATTTCTCAATGTTCTTTGCCTTTGGTTTGTAACTCATAGTACCCACCCATTAAAAGTAGCCTCATAACTTGGATAGATGTCATCATTGACGTTATTTGTGTACTCTGGATATGTAGCTTGGTTAAAACTCATAAAGTCTATAAAACGTCTTGAATACCATTCTGCATTTGTTCTTGCTTTCTCAACTAAAAAATCAACCTCATTCTTATCTACAGTTTGTGCATTTTCAGATGTGTGTTTATATACACCACCGTTTTTAATTTGGTAAGCTGCAAAAGGTATATAGTTTGCTTGTGCATACCATATAAGCATTTCAACAACAAAATTTTCTAATATAGTTTTCCATCTTGCATTGGCTGGTAAATCAATTCCAGCAACAATAGCATCAGTTAAACCAGTATACATATTTGTACCTATAATTTGTTGTATGTCTATCTGTTGTGCGATCTTAATAAACTGTATAAATTTATCAGTATCAACATTCCCATCAATGATAGAGTTTCTTACTAAATCGGTTCTATTTATAAATAATACTGTTGCCATAGTTTTCTAGTTTGGGTATGCTCCTCTATTTTTCATATCAATAGGTGCTTCTGCTGCATCTTTATATTCACTTCCTTTTGGTTGGTATGAGTTTGGTATTGTATCTACTTCTTTACCTTTAGAGATGTATTTTTCTGTTTCACTTTTCATTCTATACAATTCTTCTTGCCAGAAATGTCCACAGTAAATACCGCCCTTAAACTTAAATAAAGAATAGTTTTGCCCTTTATGACCAAAGTTATTGTTTACACCTTGAAAAGATGCATTATCTATATCTTCTTTTCTATACACAACACCCTTACCAGTTCTTGACATCATTGTTTTGCAGAAATCCCTACTATTAGCTGATGACTTTCTTTCTTGGTATGTGTATCTGATCTTGTAATATGATTTATCTAACTTACTTTCTTCATTAGGCTTTGATTTAATAAAATCAGCAAACTTTTGTATTCTAGATAGCTTCTTTTTTATCTTTGAATTTGCCCATTCTTCAACATCTGAATTTTGATCTGATACCTCTCTTACATCTACAAGTTCATAATCATCACCTATAGTTTCATATTTAAGGTTTTCTAAAATAGCATCAGCCATTTCATTTGTAAGTTCGTTTTTATCAGATGACATTTCTACACCAGTTTCTTCTTCAATAGTTTCTTTGTCTTGTAGTGTTTGGTCTACTTCTGTAAATTCTAGTGGTTGTAAGGTTGTAAAGTATAGGTTTAAGCTGATTTCGTTGTAAGCTAGTATATTATCAAAGCTATCTATCAAAAGCTCTTGAAATGGTCTTATAACGGTGTTATCCATTAATAGAGATGCAGTCTTTATTTCTTCTGCGTTATTACCTAAACCACTACCATCTTTAATACCTAAAAGCATTGGTGATACAATCCTATGTGCAACCATTATTTTTGATGTGCTTTCTTCACTCAAGAATTGGTATTGGTTGTGAGCATCACTTAATTGTACTGGTGTTATTTCTGCTTGACTTTCTTTATTGTCATTAAAAGCTAAAATGAACCGACCAGCATTAGAGCTTCCAGAAAATTTCTGTGCTATTTTTGTTTCTATTAATTGTCTTTCTTGTTGGTTAGGAGTTCCATTATTAAAATTAATCAACATCGATGGGCTCAAGCCTGAACGTATATTATTGATATGATAGTTAGATACTTCTTCTTCGAGTTCTGCGTACTGTAAGCCTCCTTGATAATCTACGGG